AGATGATCGGGTTGCCGGGGAACAGCGGCGCCTGGGTGTACGGCGTCCCAGCGCCACCACCCCCACCACCGCCCGCGATCGGCCGGCCGAACGGGTTGCCGGGCAGGTTGATATCAGGGAAGTCGATTTTGGCGATCCAGTCGATCAGCGCTTTGACGGCGTCAATTACGGCGTTGACGGCGGTGGTGGTCCCGTCAATGACCAGCTTGGCGGGGGTCAGCGCGGCGTCAATGGCAGACTTCACGGCATCCCAGGGGCCGTCCATATTCTTGGCGGCGTCGATCACGAAACCGATGGCGTCTTTGACCTTGTCGATAGCCGTTTTGACTACGTCCATGGCGGCGTCGACGATGTCGCGGAAGGTCTCGGACTTGTTGTAGGCCACCACCAGGCCGGCGGCCATCAGCGCCAGCGCGGTCACCACCAGCCCGATGGGGTTAGCGGAGAGGGCGGCGTTGAACAGCCACTGAGCGGCCGTGGAGGTGACGGTGGCGGCCTTGGACGCTCCGAGGGCGATGCTGTGGCCGATGGCCTGCACCTTGGCGGCCACAAACTGGGCGGCCTGGGTTTCCATCACGAGGTTGAGGATTCCGCCGGCGCCGGAAAGGAAGTCGGTAGCGGCCGCCACCCCCTGCAGCTTGGTCGCGGCGTCATCGAAACCAGCGGCCTGGAGGCCGCCAGCCAGCGCCCCCAGGGAGCCGGTCGCGGCGCCCATCTTGGAATCGACCGCGTCCGCGCCCGACGCCAGGCCGTCCATACTCCCAGCCGCCGAGTCGGCCGTACTAGCGGCCGACTGGACATCTGTCGCCATCCCCTTGGCAGCATCCCCTACCCCCTCCAGGGCGGCCACCGCGTTAGCCGCGTCGGCCTGTACATCGACTTCAAGAATCACGGTCGGCCTCTCGGGTCAGTAGGGCTAGGGCGGTGTCGGTCAGTCTCGGGTCAGTGTTCGGGTCGAGCCACATCGGGAGTCCCCCGAAGTGTCGGGCAAGGATTAGGGCGAGCTGGTGGCCGGAGCCGGCGGGGTAGGGTCCAAGGCATCATCCCCAGGCGTGGTTTCGGGGGCCTTGGCGACGACGGCCAGGTCTTTGAATGTCTGCCAGGGCAGGTCAGTAACCCCCATCCTGACCAGCGCCGCCCAACACCACAGGCCGGTGAGAGCGAACGGCTGGGCCGTGATGTCGATCATGTTGCGGCCGGCCTCCAGCTCGGCGCGGAGCTGGTCCCCCAACATGATCCGCACCGTATGAACGGTCCCCTCATCATCGTCAGGGGACTCTAGGAGCTCCACCAGGAACGTGGGTCGGGTCAGACTCATCAGGTTTGCCTCTCTCACAAGGGGTTGTTTAGGACCAGGCCGTGGTGGCGCGGTCGGTGTACAGGTCGAGAATGGGGGCCTCGGCGGCCGCGATGGCGGCGGGGAGCCATGGGCGGAGGGCGTGGACGGGGACAGCGTAGGGGGCCAGGTACTCCAGCACGGCGCCGGTGGTGGTGGGGGTCAGCAGCTCGGAGGCGGCCAGCTTCCCCGTTTTGCGGGGGACGTTGGGGCGGCCAGCATCAGCCACCAGGGCGGCCGCATCCAGGGCAGTCTCGGGGTCGGCCAACACGTCGGCCACCCGTTGCGCGGCGGCCGCCACCTCATCGGTGCCGGCCACCGTGACCCCCATCCCGCTCACGGCCGGGACACCGACACCAGGCGGCCATCGGTGCCAGGCTCGTGCAGCCGGAACCGGCCAGTCTTAGACGTGGCAGCCTCCGCATCTTCGAAGGTCACCAGGCCACCCACGTACCGTTCCAGGCGGGTGTCGTAGACGGCATAGCGCCGCGCCGGCCGGACCCCCCCGGCATCGGCCGGCGCGGCAGTCTCGGCGGCGTCGTCCTGGGCGGCGGCCGCGTCGGCCAGCTCGGTGGTCAGGTCCGGCACCAGCTCGGTGTCTAGCCCCTCGGGCTTCTCGGCGGTCATGGCGTGAAGTCCGGGGTACCGACAACCACCCAAGTCACATCTGACTTGGGCCGCGACTTGGGGTCGCCCCCGACCGCGAGGGGAACGATACGGACGAACCCGTCCACCTCGGCCCCCTCGGCGGTGTTGGGGACGAACGTGAACGCCACTTCCTCCATCGCGTGCTGCCATGTGTAGTCCACAATCCCGGCGGCGGCCAAGTCTTGGACCAGCTTCGCAGTCAGCTTCCACTCCAGCGACACCACATCAGGGGTCTCCAAGTCCTCCCCGGAGAGCATCGGCTCCGGTTCGGTGGTCTTCACTTTCTCGGTGGCGGTCACGGTCATGGAGGCCACCTGCGCGCCGGCCGACAGCGGCCCCGCTCCGAGGGTGAACGTCCCCGGCCCCATCACGTAGCTCTGAATTGCCATAACTTGGTGTCCTCTCGGTTATTCGATGATGAGCTGATGGTCGTAACGCAGGGCAGGGGCAGGGGTGCCACCCCTCGGGAGGGGCAGGGCCACCAGGGTCGGGGTCGTCATCGGCGGAACAGTCGCCACCACCGGCCCCGACAGAGCCTCCAGGGCGGTGATCACCACATCGAAGTCACCATCGGGCACCATCACAAACACTGTGACCTCCGCATAGTTGCCTTCCAGGGTGCCGGTCAGAGCCCGCAGCTTCACATAGACGGCTGGTGCCCGCAGGTGCCGGGGGTCGATCACGACCTGCGCTGCCTCTAGCTCGGCCGGCAACGTAGCCGCTGCCAGGGCGGCGGTGAGGTCTGCCTGGGCGGCCTCCAGGGTGGACAGCCACGACATAATCGTCAGCCCACCAGGGGTGGCGCGTAGCGGCCCAACGCGAGCAGCTGGGCAATGTCGGGGTCATTGCGGGACACGTAGACCGGCCCCCCTTCCCCGAAAGCCTCATACCCCAGCGGCGTGTTGCGGCGCTGGTCCAGCCTCGCGGCCAACCTGTTAGCCCCCAGGGTGACCCGCTCCACACCCGTCCAGTCCGGGAGCCCGTCAGCGGCCTGGGCCACCGGCATGACCCGCACCAGGGAGTTGACGGCCGCCACCACTTCCTCCAGCTGGGTACGCCGCAGCGTGTCCACGGGCGGGACGGACGCTAGGGACAGCTCGGCGGCCACCCCTTCCAGGGTGGCAGGGCCGGTGACCGGCAGCACCATCACAGCGCCTTTCGTTCGGAGGGTGGCGGCCCAGGCGGTGGGTTACGGGGTGATGACGCTGGAGACGATGCCGTTGGCGTCGTGGAGCAGCGTGGCCCAATAGCCGAACAGGGCCTCATCGATACCGCCCTTGGCGATATCGAGGGCCTCCACCCGGATCGGTGAGCCGGGCAGCTCGTAGAACGTCCCCGCGTTCTTCATGCCAGCGACCACCTTGCCTTGGAAGGCGGCCAGGTTGGACTTGATGAACTTGGCCGGGTCCACCCCGAACAGGGCCAGGTAGGCGAGCCGGTCTGCCTCGGTGATCGCGGCCAGGTCGAGCATGTTGGAGCGGCCCACGATGAAGTAGTCCGGCGCCCCCCCGTCCGTGAGGTCTTCGAGCTCGGCGGCCGCCAGGATCGCGGCATCCAGCAGGGTGCCACCGGAGGCGGTCGGGGTGCCCACGGTCGCAGAGGCGGCGATGAACGCGGCCGCCTTCGCATCCGACTTCCGGGCATAGGACTCGGTCATCGCAGCCATGTAGGCATCCAAGAACTCGGTGTCCCCGAAGTCCCTGAACTTCCGATCCAGGTCGTGCCCACCGGCCAGGCGGGCCGCGGTCGTGTCGGCCGGCTCCACCTCCACCGTGTTGGACGGGATCGCGGCCTTGTCGCCGGCGTAATCCCCCACCTCCGGCTTGGTCACCCACCGCCAACCATTGACCTTCCAGGACGTGAGGTCGGCGTTTCGGAGCAGCGGCACGAACCGCCGCTCAAAGGTGTTCGCGTTCCACAGCTGACCCACGTAGGAGTCCTGGCCCACGATCCCGAACGTGTCGGTGGCGATGATGTCGGACAGGGCGGCCTCCAGCTCGGGCCGGGACACCCCGTGCATCACCCGCTGGAGGGCGGCGGTCACGTCGGCGCGGGAGTGCGTCGAGGTGCCGGCCCCGTGGACGGACGGCAGGCCGGCGGGGGCCTGGGCGGGCCGGGTGGGCCGGTGGAGTGAGGCGGCCACCTGGGGCGCCTGGGCGGCGTCAGCAGCCGGCGTGTCGGCGGGTGCGTCGGGGGCGGGGGCGACAGGGCCGGTCACCAGGATGGTGGCGGTGTCTCCCTCGGCGGCGGTCGCCTCGGGTGCGGTGGGCTCGGGCATGGCGGTGTTCCTCTCGGGTGTGGCGGGTGGGTTGTGCGAGGCGGCCACCTGGGTGACCCGTGCAGGGGCGAACGCGGGCACCGGGACCAGCGCCACCCCAGTGACCAGCGCGCTGGTCACCTGATCTTGGGAGTCCAGCACCACATCGACCAGCTCCACCGACAGGCCATCGCGCAGCCCCTCGGCGGCCTCGGTCAACGCGAGGGTACAGGCCGGGGTGGTACCGAGCTGGAAAGACATCGACAGGCCGGCGTCGGTGGACTCGGCGCCGGTACAGAACCCGATAGCGGCCGGCGGTTGCTGGTGATAGTCCATCAGCTTCACAGCCGACAGGTCATCGGGCAGGGTGAGGGAGCCGGCCAGCAGGGTGAGGCGGCCGGCGGACGTGTACCCGGGGACACCCCAGGGGGCGGCCATCCCGGCGATCGTGCGGGCGGCGGTGCCGGCGGTCAAGTCAGCCGCGAACGTGAGTCTCATCAGTCCTCCGTCACGGGGCCGGTTGCGGATGGTTGGGCGGCCCGTAGCTGGGTGGTGTCGAACCGGACGGAGTCACCGGGCATCACCACGTCATCGAGGGACAGGCGGGCGGCCAGGGCGTCCATGTACAGGTTGAGGCCGTAGTCCAGCAGCTCGGCGTTCCGGCCGGCCGTGGTCTCATAGGTCAGCGAGGCGCCGGCGTTGGTCGCGTCCACCATCGCGGCCGGCATCGAGGCGACCCGGGCCATGTTCACGGCGGCCGCGTTCCGGCCTTCCACCAGCAGATGTTCGGCGGCCGCGCCCATTTCGGAGGCGGTCACCCCGGCGCCGGTGTAGGCCACGCCCCCGTTCTCGCCCCGGCGGGCAGCCGACCATCGTTCGATCAGCGCATCGATAGCGGTCTCGTCCATCGGCGCGTCACCCTCATAGTGGAGGTTCAGGTAGGCGGCGGGATTCTGGGCTACGCGGGTTGCCGATGCTTCCAGCTCGGCGGCCTGGGTGATCGCGACCCGGGCGAACCGGAGCAGCCCCTCATGGGGGCCGGGGAGCAGTAGCGCCCGGTCGGCCGAGAACGGTTCCCCATCGACCTTGACGGCGCCAGTCTCCCGCTCAAACTCCCACCTGTGCGCGGGGATACGGCGCGGCGTGGAGTCATCGACCAGGGGGGAGTCGGGGCCGTTACGGCGCTCCACATCCCACAGACTCCAGCCGTGCCACAGCTGGTCGTCGACGGTCCACAACATCCGGTGGAACGCGGGCAGGCCGGCCTCGGAGGTGTAGGTCCAGCGGGGTTGCTTGGTCCGGACCACGTCCCCCCGCCACACTTGGATTGCGCAGGCGGCGATGGTTCCGCAGAGGATATGGCGGGCACGGGCCAGGGCCGGGACCCCCATCGCCACGTCACGGGACATCACCAGCGACCTGGGTACGTCCCCGTAGATGTCTGAGTAGAGGATGCGGTT